TCGGTATCACTAACTGTAGATCCACCACCAATTTTTGTTGCAGAAATTCTATTAACATTAAGAGTAATATTTCCACTTGATGTTACTGGACTTCCTGAAATTGTAAATTCTGATCCTGATTGAGTTAAACCAACACTTGTTACAGTTCCTCCTGAGCTAGGAAAAACTTGAGAAAAAGTTATTGTAACTGCTCCTATACTTCCAGAGTTATCAGTAGTACATAACCACATGGTATCTGCATTACTTGATCCTTCTTGAATAATTACTAATTGACCAGATAATTCAGCAACAGTATCAAAGTCTGGATCTCTTGAAGCTGTGCCAGAAGCAACAACCTTATATACTCCATTAGCTGTTGTAGTAGTTTGATTTTTAACTAAAACTCTATCATTAGTTGCTAAAGTAATTCCATCTATTGTATCTCCATTTTGAAGATCAGCAGTTAAATCAACATTAGCTGTTGTTGCAACTCGACATATAATTCTACTTTTTAATCCTGTAACTAAATCATCAACATAAGTTTTAGTAGCTGCATCTGATCCAGAACTCGGAGAGCCTAAACCACCAACTGCACCACCTGTAATTGTTACATTACTTGATGCTTGAGTTGCCATAGTTCCAAGACCTAAATTAGTTCTTGAAGTTGAGGCAGAGGCAACATCGCTTAAATCACTTGCTGCTACCAATCTTGCACTAATTTGCGTCTGAGCATTTGAGCTTAATGAATTAATATATTGAAATTCACTATTTGATACAGTTCCATCTGCAATCTTTGCTGCATCAACTCCAGTTGCAATTTGAGAATTGCCAATCGTTCCTGTTATAGCAGATCCAGGATAACCTGTGCTATCAACAAGGTTAAAACTAGGAGTTGTATCTGCACCACCTAAAGCTAAACTTACTCCACCATAATTAACTGATGAATTAGCCAACTCTGCGTTTTCTACTCCACCTGTTTTAATTGTTACTGCACCAGATGATACAGCAAAATTATCAGATGAGAATGAAGCGACACCTTTTGCTGAAGTTGTTGCATCATCTCCTGCTACTGTTAAAGTTTGTCCAGAAGCAGTTGTTGTAATTCCACTTCCACCTGCAATATCAAAAGATTGTGAGTCCAAATCCACATTAGATGATCCACTATCGCCTTCAAAATCTAAATCTTGAGCTGTAACTTGTGTATCAACATAAGTTTTTACTGCTCCTTGACTTGGAGGAAGAACAGCACTTGTTCCTAAAGAAGTATCGTGAATAACTGGTATAGCAGGAGAAACATAAGTGCTTCCTACATACACATCAACTGTGCTATCACTACCTGAAATTGATCCACTATCAAAAGTAAAAGCTAGAGTTGTATTGGGAGCAGAATATGAACTCGTTGCTATTTTTCCATAAATCGTTCCTGTATTTGATCCATATACTTTAACTCTTCTTCCTACATGATGAGTAGAAGTAATATCAGTTGGAACAGTTATAGAAGTTGATGAAGCTCGAGTAAAAACAGCAGCTCCATCTCCATCGCCCAAAATAAACCATTCTTTATTATTCCACACATCTCTAACATCTTTTAATTCTTGTCTAATAGCATTATTAACTCCAGAAGGACTCATACCCTCTGCAATATTAACTCCATTAATTGATGTATTACTTGCTGCTGTGGTACTATAATCTTTTACTGTCATTGTTTTTCCTTAATTTAATTCTTCTACTGTTATTGTTGTTCCATCAGTAAATTTTAATGCTCTGTCATCATCAGCTTCTACTGGAGATCCAGAAATATCAATACCTTGTGCTTGATTGTTTATTTGTGCCATTATTTCTTTAACAGCATTTGTTAAATTAACCATTTTAGTTTGTTTACCTATGTTAATCATTTGGTCTATACCATTAGGAGAGGTAAATATTTTTGCTAAAGCAGCAGATCTATTATCTGCTATCATAGTGCGTAAAGGATTTAATATAACTTCAAAAGGTTGTGCTACACTAAACTCATCAACTATAATTCCTAATTTTCTTAAATCTTTAAAATATTCTCCTCTAGCTGCTGTTGCAGAATTAAGAGGTGGCATTTGACCTGTTCCTTTATAAACAAGCATTAACTTTTGAAATCCTTTCCAAACTTCATCTGGATTTTTTCCTTGAGCTTTTGCTGATCCATAAATGATTTCTTTCATTAATTTTTCATTACCTTTACCCATAACTGCTTCATAAAATTTAAAACCAACATTTTTATTGCCAGAAGCAGTTGCAAGTTTTTCAAATTTTTTACTAAGAAGAAGATTTGATAATTCTGGAAATAAAGATTTGTCAATTTTATTTAATTCAGTTGATAATCGTTTAACATTAATAGGCGAAATATTATCTCCTAATAAAACTTTATTTAAAAGTTCAAGTGATCCTTTATCTGTATTACTAATTCTACCATTAACAGTTAAACCCTTCATTGATTTATCAACAACTATGCGATTTGCTTTACGAGTAAACTCGTTAGCTCTTTTCCAATAATCATTTTGTTGTAAAATCTGACCTATCTTTTTCTTTTCAATAGTCATCATAGAAATTAATTCTTGATTAGGTTTTACATCGCCTTTTAAATCTTCAATTTTTTTACCAAGAGTTTTATAAATTTTATGTAACCCAGTATGCGTTAAAGGTGCATTGTCTGGCATTAAAACAGCAATATTTTCTTGATATGCTTTTGCAAAAGCAGAATTTTCTGGATCTTTTAAAAACTTTTTTATACCTAATTGATATTCTTTTAAGTTAGCATTTATGATACCTTTAATAGCTTTGCCATCAGAGGTAACAATAATTGTATTATCAAAAGCATCCCATCCACCTTTAATTATTTTACTGTTATAATTTTTGGCTCTTTCAGTAATATGTTTTCTGTAACTCTCAGATCTATTTTTAATTGTATTAACAAATTTATTAGTAATTTTATCAACTTCAATTAAGTTTAAATCTAATTCGCCTAAATTTTTATTTAACCATTCTCTATTAGCATTACTAATTTGTGGAAATCGTTTTGCAGTAAAAGTATCAACAATAGATGCTCCTTTTGGATTTGACATTGTATCAGCAAATATAGATGATAAACTTGTTCCAGATTCATCAACTGTTGCTAATATTGCTTCTGGTGCAGTTAAGTTAATGTTATTTTCTTTAGCATACTTCATTAAATCTTTTGCATCGGTTAATTGATTGTTTTTAACCAAATCATCCATGACTGTTTGTAGTCTTGCTATGTGTGCAGGATTACGAACACCATTTAAAATTTGAAAAACAACATCTAAACCAACACCTGCTATCCAACCTTGACCTTCTTTTGCAATACCAAAATCTTCTAATCCTTCAGCAAATATACCTGCTCCACCACTTATATATGGATTAGCTCTTAATAATTTAGAAGGTGTTGCCCACTCTGCTGCTGTTTGTGCATATTTACCAAGACCAGTTTGAGCATCATAACTTAAAGCATCTCCTAGTATGGTATCATAATTAGGAATTTGTAATTTTGTATCTGTAAAAGGAACATCAATTTCTCCTTTTTTAGATAAATTCATCATTTGCTCGTAAGAAGGTGCAAGAGGAATATCAACTCTAGTATTTTGACTGTCTTTATCAATTAAACCTAATTTTTGCCCTGCTTTATGTTTACCCAGTCTTAATAAATTTATTAATTCTTCTGGTAAAGAAGGAAGAGATGCTGCTGAATTTAAAATACCTGCACCAGTTGCAGCAATAGGATCAACAATCTTTTCGTATGTACTTAATTTATTTTCAGAATTTTTTTCTGCATAATCAACAATATTTTCTAATTCTTGAACATTATTATTACCCATTATTGTCCTTTTGTAACTGCGATAGTTTTAAAATTACCTTCAAAATCTTCAACTAAATATTTTGGTCTGCCATCTTCAGTAAAACCAATAAATTGCTGTGAGTCTTTTACATATTTTGAATCGCCATTATTATTTGTAATACCTGAAATTTGTTCTGCAATGTATGCTTTATCATTTTTAGGATTTAAAATAGGAGCTGTATCATTATTTTCATTCCATTCTGCTAATGCTCCTTTTAAGGTAATATTTTCCATGTCATTAATAATACCTTGAGGAAGTTTTTGATTATTAGTTAGTTCTATTAATTTTTTTCCCCATTCTGTTTCTAAATCTCCTGCTGTTAAACCTTTAGCTTTTTTCTCTTTCCAAGTTTCTTTAAATTTTAAATATTCTTCATTTTTTAATTTTTCAAACTCGTTTGTATGTTCAGCTAATTTAATCATTAGCAACATACCATCTTTCGTTTTAGTAATGTTAGGAGAAATTGCATCAAAGTATGCCATTTCTTTTTCTGATACAGCACCTTTCGTTAATTGAATTTGCCCCATAACAAATTCGCCACCTAAAGCATAAGCAGTTTCTAACATTGCTTGACTTTCTGTATCAATAGGAATGCCAACAGAATTTAAAAAATTAGCCATAAGTAATTTAGTTTCTGCTAATTTACCAAATTTATCAGAAGGTATAGATGCAATAGTTCTTCTTAATTTACCTAATGAATTATTATTATTATTAGCTTTTTCAAAACCTGATTGATAATTTGTAGTTAAAGCAACAAGATTATTTGCTGATCCCATTTCCAACTGATCCCAACCAGTTTTTTTATCTCCACCAAGATTAATAGCACCAGATTTAATTAATGCTAAAGCTGCATCAGTATATTCTTGAGTTCCTGAAACTAAATTAGGATGTATTAATTTCATTTTCTTTTCAAGATCACTACTATTATCTTTGCTTAATACTTTTTGTAATTCTATATAATTTTTCGCTAGGTCATCTTTTTGTTTATATGCAAATTTATCTTGTTCAAATTGTGCTGCTGCTTTTGCTGCTGCTGCTGCATCGGCTGCTGTTTGTGCTTCAGTACCTCTTTTTAAACCCATTCCTATTGCTTGACCAAAAGTAACTGGTGTATCAGAATAACCACTAGCTTCTAATAAACCTTGTGCCATTCCTTTACCTTGAGGAGAAATAAGATAGTTTAATAAATTATTTTTTTGATTTGGTGGTGTGTTATCTGTACCTGTGCCTGTTTGTTTAACACCATCATTAGCAATACCTATTGGTCTTTGTCTGTTTGATGGTTGATTTAATAATGATGGTAAATTTCTTTTTCTTGGATCGCTACTATGACCATAAATAGCACTATAATTTTTATCATTTATAGGAGCATAATTTAATGCACTAAAACTTCTTTTATTTGCTGTTCTATTTTTTAGATCTAAGGGATTAAATATAGAGTTTCCTCCCAATGTTCCAGAATGTCTTGTTGGTTTTTTACCATTTGGATAAATAAGGCTATTAAAACCATAAAGTTCTTCTTGTTTAGGCGATCTACCACCATAAATATTAGTTGCCATTAAGCAAATCCTCCAAGTAGTCCACCACCAATAGCTCCAAGACCACCCATGCCAAAGTTTTGACCAAGTTGATAACCTTGCATTGCACCACCAAGTAATCCTGCACCAGTATTTCTAAATTGAGGTTTTGTTACTGCTGTTGTTGTTGGAACATTAGCTCCAATAGATCCTAAGTATTCTCGTAGTTTGTAGTATGGTTTTTGTTGTTCAAAATCAAAACGAGCCATAGCATCTTGTATCTTAGCCATATCCATAGCTTCTTTTTGTTGTCCTATTCCTGCAAGTGCTTGAATGTCTGTGTAATCTGCTTGAGCTAACTGAGGAGCAAGTTGAGTAGCATTCATCATGTTTTCTCTTTCACGATTATATTGATCGCCATACACTTGCGTTCCTACTTTACCAAGTTCTCTTGCCAAAATTTCTTGATTTGCACCAGAGCCTAATCTTCCACCTTTTGCAAATTGTGATTGAACACCACTTGTTACATCTCCTGCAATTTGATTATATAATTGTTGAGAATATTTATTTGTACTTGGATCAAGATAATCGCCTTGTAAAATTTTATTTATTTGGCTTTGTGAACTAGCAAGTAAAGGATTATTTAATGATCTAGCTGTTGCTAATTTCATTGCTGCTGTTGTTTCTGGAGCAAAATTTGTATAAGTTTGTTTTGGATAAAAGTTTGGAGTTGAAGATTGAAATAAGTTTTGTGCTTGATCGAATGCTTCACTCACATAAGGTTTAACAAATGCAGATGGCTCTGCACTTGTTGTTGTTGTTACATTTGTTGGATTACTACCTTTACTCATTATAATTCCTTGCTAAATAAATATATTTTTTGTTCATATCCTTTTAATTTTTTGCTCCATCCTTTTCGCCCTGCAACCTCTATTGCTTGACACTTATTAAGTTTGGCAAACTTTTCTATTTCTGTTTGTATTGGCTCTAACCAATTATTTAAGTTGCTACCTCCTGCTAGGAAATAACGACAAATCTTTTTCTGTGGATACTGTGCAACTTCTGTTACAACTGCACATTCCACTTTTTTATTCCAACTAATAAAGAGTTGGAAGCTGTTATTAATTAATCCTTTTAAGATGTCATTACTTGTATAACAATCATCTAAAGCCTTTTTGATAAGAGGCTCAACTTCATTCCATATTATATGTAAATCCTTTTCTGGTACTTTTAATATCATCCAATAACTACATAACCAAAATCTTGATCTGTATTTGAAGAACTGGCATGAGTTAGTGTTGCTGATCCATCAGCTTTAGCAGACACATATAAGTTTGCTTTTGCTGTGTTAGAATTAGCATTTGTAGGCTCAAGAATAATGATTGAATTTTCTCCTATTCTTGCGTCTGTTAATGTTGTATTTGTAGCACTTGCTGTTAATGTTACACTTCCTGTTGAGTTTAACTTTCCATCAAGTGTGTTATTCACAGTATTTGAAATTAATCGTAAATGCTGTGATTTATCTGGCATTGAAACAGGTACTTTAAGATATTGGTTTGTTGCCATTATCTTTTACCTGTTGGTTTTGCTTCCACATCTACACCAGACATAGTTTTAAAATTTCCTGTTACATCAACTCTAAGTCTATGATACCTGGAGGTTGATCGCATAGGACAATCTCCATTTGATTTAGTAGTAACAGCAGTTCCTTCTGTTATAGCATCTGCTTGAGAACTACGAGTAATAGGTGTAACACTTATTGTTGTATTATCACTTCCATTTGCATCAACAATCGGTCTAGCTGTTAATAAAGTGCTATTACGATTTTTTGCTCCTTCAAATTCAGTTGTATCAACTGTTGCATCTAAACTAGCTCCTAAAAACTTTCCAAATTTTTTATCAGAGTCAAAAGCTCCTAAACCAATAATTCCTTCATCATAAAAATATGAGTCTAAACTATATGGCAACCCATCAAGAGTTCCTAAAACATCTAAACTTTCTAAAGTTGTAAATGCTTCTTGAGAAGCAGTATTAAGAAAGTGTAAATCTTGATCGCTTCCTGTACTCCATCTATCAACAGCATAGTTATAACAAAGTAATTTATTATTTACAGTACCAGTTCCAGTTGCATCGCTTCCTCTATAAGACCAAACAACCATTGAATTATTTGGATCAACAGCAGAACATATCCCTTCAAAGTTAGAAGTTAAATCTTGTAAAAAAAAATCATTAACTCTTCCCACACCAATAGGTGTTAATTGTTGTCCTCCAGATAATTTATAAAAACCATCTTGAGCTAAGAAAAATATATCACTACCAAAAGAAACAACACTCTTAGGTGCAAAAGCACCAATGTTAT